TCAATAGGTGGCTACTTTACCAGATTCTTTTGTGTCTGTAACGACAGATTGCACGTAGGACAATAACCAAAAACTTTTTCGCCCATCCTTGTATGGCCTTTGGTATCTGCCTTCACGAATCCGAGCGTCTAGAGTTTCAGGTTCGATATTGAGCATGTGTGCAAATTCTTCACGACCAACTCGGCGTTCTTCTTTTGACTGAGCAATACGTTCAGCTACAGCAACAATCTTTTCTAGAATGCTAGCCTCTATTTTAACTATTTGTCCCATTTACCCCTCCTTACTTTCCGCTTTAACAAAATCTGTACCTTCTGGATCTATCCCAAAATATTCACAAATTTCTGTAGCTTTTGTCGCACCTGGCCCATGTCTGGATACATGAACCCAATTCAAAACGTACTTTGGCTTTTTACTATTCATGAGAGCCATTAGATAAAGTTGCTCAAAATCGAGACTACTCATTCTTCACCAACCCTTTCAATCACTGTTTGGATTGCTTTCAAAGTCATGTCTTGATCAACTGGATTCATCAAAAGTGTTGTGATGTGCCAGCACTTAGTTTGATATTTTTGTGCATCTGCTTTGTGAGCTTTACAACGACGATCCAATTCTTCATTAAACAGAAGTAACTCTGCATGTTCTTGCTGAAGCTGCTCAAGTGTCATGTGCATATAGTCACTCATCCCTCAGCTCCTGATTCGCTTTCCAGCTTCATTGCACCTTCTTCTGGATACTCACTTATATAAACGTAGTAACCACTGCCGCTATGAGCTTCATCAAACCAAGCAATTGTTAATTCAGTTTCTAAAAGTTCTGGATCTTTGTTTGGTGCACCAAAGTTTGCTGCTGCATATAATTGCTCACAGGTTAAGTAAATCTTTTTCTCTGGCACCGTCTCGGCTTTGGCTTTATTCCATAACTGCCAAGCATCATTAGTTACAATATTGAAATAGCCATTCATTGTTTCACTGAATGCTAGGATGTCATTTTTACGAATAGCACTTTCACGTTTAAAAATTTCTGTAGTTTTGAATTGTGATTCAAAAGGGATACGTTCATTACCTGTCATTTAAGCCACCATCTCTGCATATTCTTCTTTAGTCCACTCAACAAACTCTTTATAAAGTTGTTGTGCTGGTTTATTTAAACGGTTGTTGTAGTCGATCGTTATGCGGCGCCAAGCGACTGGTACCGCATAATGTTTTGTTAGGAACATTGCTTGATCCATGCCTTGCCGGACTATTACGTAGCCCAGCAATTGCAAGTAGTACATAAAACCAAGCATGTGTTTTGGGCTCACTTTCTTGTACTGATCTTTCATATTAGAGGCCATCCTCTAAAAGATAGGCTGGCTCTGCTTCTGGTTGAGAAACTGCTGGATTTTCTAATTCATAGCGGCGTTTTCTCACATACCCCATTAGCTTCGGTTGAATCTGCGGATCTCGTGTAGCCACGTCTATTTCCAAAGCATCTAGCGTTGTAAGGTCTGGTGCAGTTTGGATTTGAACCATTAAAGAGGGTGGCTCATTAGCAGATGCCTTTTCTTTTTCTAGCTCTTCAAGTCGTTTGTGAGTGGCAACGAGGAGAGGTTCCATTTGTTTGTCATTCCACGTACGGGTATATCGATAAACCGCATTTACTTCTGCAGGTGTTTTTGACTCTTTTACACGCTGTAGAAGAGCATCTAATGCCTTCTGATATTCAGGATCTACTTTAGGCTCGTTAGTTTCTGGAACTAACAGATCTTCAGATGTGATGACATTTGTTTGTTCGGTAATAACAATTGTTGGTTGAGTTTCTGCAGAAATAACTTCACTAGGCTTTTCAGCTTTTGATTTTTTGCCTCTCTGTTTTTTAGGTTCCTCACCAAGACGAATAACACTTAAGTCATCATTAACTTCAAAACCTAACGCTTTGGACAGTGCTTTTAATTGAAGCTTGGCGTTTTCTGCATCACGTTGAACGAAGCCACTGTTAATAGAATCAATTAATGCGTTAGTTTTGAAATCTAAAACATAAACCGTAGGTGAATATGTACTGATTACATAAACTTCCTGACCCTCTTCATACTCATCAATAGTTAATGGCTTTGTGAATGTAATGCCAGCCAGCTCAATAGTTTCGATTTTGATGCAGAATTCAAAACCCGGTTTACCAAAAACAGAAGCGGGGAATTGATCTAAGTCAGAAAAGTCCAACATGTCTCCAATAGGACGACAAAGAACAGTTTTACCTTTTTGAAGAGCTGCAAATGCTTCAGCTGCAGTGATTAGATTATTCATGCTGTCATCCCCGTTTTAGCTAATGTTTCAATGTCTTGTTTAACTGCTGGCAGATTTGCTGCTTCAATTTGAATAAGGGTATCTATGCCGAAGTGTTCACAAACTGTTTTCACGTCTAGGCCGCGTTCAGCTATGAAGTTTTGAAGTTCATCTCTTTGTTGATCTGAGATGCCGTTAAATTCAGGGGGACTAATCCAAGTGCCACGTTGCTTATCAAACGTGCAATTCAATGCTTTAGCTCTCATTAACATTGCTTGTCGCATGTTCTGGTAATACATGTGTTCTTTATCAAGCGACTCAGTTAATTGATTAAGGTCACCTGCATGCTCAGCTTCTTCACAGCTTTGTTTCCAGTTTTCTAGCTCTTCTTGGGCTTTAGCTGCTGCAAGTTGTGCAGGCGTTAAGGTGTTAATGTGATCTTTAGCTTGAGTAATCAGGTCAGCCAAGAAAGTAGGGTGTGCTTTAAGATCAGGTACCCATACTTCACCGGTTTCACCGCCTAAAGCACCTGAGTTTTTCGCATGATGTGTAGGCGAAGGTTTGAAATTAATAACGCGGGCATTTTTACCTTCACCTGTAGTAACAGTTGTTAGATAACCCATGACATCTGCGATACGGTAAAGCTCGTTACGGTTTTTACCACCTAGATCTGGTCGGTAAATAATTTGATCACCGTTTTGATCTTCTGATGCGTGTGCAATGAAAACAACATCTTTACCTAAACTGATCAAAGTATTGATGTATTGCTTGAACGTTTGGTTCGCTAAACCTTGAGCCTTTAACTTTAAAGAACCATCTTTTTGACGGTTATTTGCCGTAAGTAACAGGTGGGTTTTAATGCATTCAAGCATTGCACCCACGGTATCAATGACTACGGTTTTATATGGTGCTAAGTCCTGCGGAGTAAGGTTTGCAACATCACTCCATTGTTGAACCTGTACAACTGCACCACGACGTAATTCACCAGTACGGTGAGCACCACGGTCAAAGTCAAAAGAAATTGCTTTTTCCGCAGTAAAGCCCATCGATGATTTACCTAAACCCGGATCAGCGTATAGGTACACAATAATTGCTTGAACCAATAAAGTTTGGTCAGCAGTAATAATCGGTAGAGCCATTTTATTATCCTTATCTTGAGCCAGTGAAGCCGCGCTTAGTTTTATAAGCTTTGCGGTCATAAGTAGGAATGTTTGTTTCACGCAGTTTTATAGCGAGCTGCTTTCTGCGTTGGAAGTCGATTACTTGCATAAGAGAAGCGAAAATCTTTGGTTCCTTAGCTTTAAATTGCTCAACATTAAGTGGCTTTTTAACGCCATCTTTAATTTCGTAAAGTACTGAGCCGTTAGCGTTTGCAGCATAGATAGCCCACTTAATACGTACGGAATAAAGACCTTTATCATCACGGCCCAAATAAGACTTGTAGCCGTCAGGGTGCTTTTTGAAATTAGACATGTTCAGCCTCCACCAACTTGTTACGTTCGATGAAGCCTTTTAGAAGGCCATTGATGTTTCGGATGTCTTCAAATTCGGTGAAATCGTTATATGACTTACCGTTAATGTCAGTGATTTCATTCACAGTGAGTTGGGTAATATCGACAGCGGTGAATTCAGAACCCGGAACGCCGTAGCTGTCTGGATGAGCTTCAAAATCAAAGCTAACGTTTAAACGGAAGCTATCTAATTTAATTACAGCAACGCCAGAATGTTTACCTGTGATTTTTGCGGTTAAAACCCCGTAAGTACTTGGTTGCGTTTTTGGAGTAAATAGAGAAGGAGCTTCTTTTGTTTGGAAAGCTGGCTGCAATTGGCAAGCAACTAAAGAACCACCAGAGATTGCAAGTGCAGCCAT